ATGCGTAATGGTTAGGAATTGATCTTGATTTCCAAACACCCACCAAAAGCATTCCGTTTGTTTTCTTGGTGCTTTTAACATCTATGAAACCCCAAGTCCTATGGTAGCAATCAAAAGGGATTGGATGGTTTATTGTCATGTCGGGGTAGATGTTTTGCAGTTTACAAAATGCGAACTCCCCACCCGTTCCTTCAAGGTTAATCAGTAGATCATCCCCGTTCCCCATCTTAAAGTCCCTGCTTCCCCTTTCAATGTTATTGTTATGCCTTGCCAGTGCGATGCCTCTGACTATCTCTTGCTCGTGATTGTCTAATGTGATTTGCATTTGATTTGGTTTAATTGTGGGTGAGGTCATTACAACCCCACCCTTGTGATTTAATCAGAATGGAAGGTCAGATATCTCTTCTTGCTTTAAAGGTCCACCTGCTACCAAAAACTTGGCATTCCCGATGATTGTACCTTTCTGCCCTGCTTCCCTTTCCTCCTTGGTAATTGATTCCACGATAAACCCATTGTTGCCATACTGGTCCACCTCTTCTTTTAGAAACAAGGTAGCAGATAGGTACTGTCCTTTCTTACCTTTGTACAATCTTTTAGCGTCAATTTTACTAACATCAATGTTAAGACTAATTAATTTTTGCATATTTGTTTATTTAGAAAGTTGAATTTTGAATGTAGAAGTTACTGACTTAACGGGTAGGTCTCCTTTGTGGTAGGTCTTTTCTTTGTCCTCAATCTCCTTCTGCTTTTCCTTGAGCATCAATATCTGCTCTTCAAGTTCTAACCATCCAGGAAGGTCCGTGAAGTCATACTTAATGGAATCCATTTGCGATACTGATGCACCAAGTACCTCTGCTTTACCTTTAGGATGCTTCATAAGTTCTGATAAAACATTCTCGGTTATTCGGGATTTAACCGACTTAACAAGTTGTTCTAATCCGTTGAACTTAATTGCCAACTCTAAAGGGTCAAGCAGTCCATCATTAACCTGCTCTTGGATGGCATCTGCCATTAACTCAATACCAAATTTAGTGGGGGCAATATCCCCTACCTTGATTTCGTTAACCTTTAAGTAACTCATTTTTTCTTGCTTTTAGTTGGTCCTTGATAAATTTGTTAGTTTCAATCTTGTGCTTGTTGGCATCGTAAACCGCTTTGAGTTCTACAATGTTACTCGCCATCTTGATTGCAATGGCAAGTCTACCAATGGTCAACTCTTTAGATTCTTCAATAACCTCAACCGCTTCAACATCCATCTCAGGGATTGCTTCAACCATTGTTTGCAATGCCACTGTGGATGCATTGGGGATGCTTTCTGCCTCTGATTCATCTATCACACCCAATCCCAAGAGGTCAAGGGTTGCCCTCCGCTTTGCCTTAGTTTCCGCTTTCATAATGGCATTAGCGTATGCCTCACCTTTAAGTCCTGCGATGTTTACTGCACCGATTGATTCCGTACACCTACCATCGGGTAAGGTTGCCTTAGACGTTACAATGTACACCCCTGCCTCTGCATTGGTATCTCTGCTGGTAATAGTGTGAGATACCTTGTGAAGTTTGTTAAGTTGCTGAGTACCTGATCTTGTGCAGTAGAGGATTTCCTTGCCGTTAAGTCGCAAGAGGTCAAAAGGTTTGGTGTATGGGTCTAATCCCATTCTTTCGCAGTACCCGTTATAATACCTGACTTTGTCCCCTGCCGACAGTTTGGATAAGTCCCCCTGAAGGATTAACTGGTTCGCAATAGAGGTTTGTTGGTCTTGATTCTGTTGTGTCATTTTGTTGTGATTTAATGTAATAAGGAAAAGGTTTTTCTATTCTAAAGGGTGATGAGTTTTTCATTGTGGATGTATAAGTTATGTAAATCTCCCATTCCATAATTGACTTTAACCCGTAAAAAAAATACCATTGATTGCGTTGCCGTTCTATGCTTTCGTGATTTCTCAATGGGTAAGCAGTAGCACGGACTACACCTTTGACCGCAAGAGTCATCTCAATTCGCTCATAGTGCATAGTCGCAGTAGTATTCGTGATCGTACTCTGAATCCATTTTAAAGGTAAAAGCATCCATACACTTCTGCTCTACCAACTCATAGAATGATGAATAGAACTCAGGCAAGATGTTTAGGCAGTGATACCCTGGCATAAGAATCTCCCGTACTTGGACATCAACGTAATCCTCCACATCGTTGATGGTTGCCGTTACCATAATCATGATGTCATTAATGCTGACCTTTAACCAATCCGCAGGGATTCTAACATTTGTTGTAACTTGTTTTTTCATTGTGTTTGTGATTTTATTTGTGTTAAAGTTAATTAATTTCTTCCAATACTTGAAACAATTTTTGCATCGTTCCAAGTCGGACCTTGCCTGTTTTTTCTGCTCGGTTGACTGTTGCCAATGAAATACCCGACAATTCTGCCAACTTTTCTTGGGTTACTTCTTTTGCTCTTCTTGTCTTTCTTAGTTCTTCCTTTGTCATTTTATTGATTTTGATTGTTAAAAAATTTTATACAAATCTGAAAAGATATCTTTCTTGTTATCCTTGATTGCTTTTTCACACGCTTTGCATCTGTGTGCGTGTTTGTCTTTTGTAGACCTATTTTTGTTAAATTTCTCTATCGGTTTCTCCTTCTTACAATATGTGCAGGTTTTCATTGTTCATCATTTTTTGGTAAAATGACAGACCTGATGTAACCCAACATTCGGAAATTTTCTACCGATACTTGAAGATGATTAACTGCGTGTCCCGAATAAATCATAGCATCAATTAACTCGCCTATGAGTTTGTGCCTTTCGTTAATGTTTAAGTCGCCCCATTTGGGGAGTGCATTGTTTTCCATTGTGTTTATTTTAGATTGTTATTAAAACCAGTTATCAGCAGAGCAAAGAACAAGAGCAAGGATGATGATTGCAATGGTTTGGAGTGTTGACTTTTTCATCTTATATCATTTCAATTTTGTAACCTAAATAAATGTACTTGCTAATTTTAGAATTCAATAAGTTATCAGTTAAATCATTTTCGGGAATTAAGATAGTAACCCAATTAGCAGTAACTCCATCTTTGTAAATTTTGAATGCCTTAATCATTTTGTGTGTTTTTAATTGTGATTTGATATATCAAAGATAATACTTTATTTCATACTACCAAACAATTTTTAATCTTTTTTAAAATATTTCTTTGCGCTTTACCATAAAAAGAACCCCCGATATGGAAATATCAGGGGAGAATCACATTAAAATACACAATTAAAAACAGTCAAATGTCATTGTTAAATAGCATTTCATGCATAGATTTCACCGAATATTCAAGCATTTCTATACATAATCTCTTTAGTTCCTGCATCTTTTCAACCTCTTCCCTTGTCATTGGATTGGCAGTTTCAAGCATTGTAAGGACCTCAACCGAGGATGATATGTATTCGGGATAAGTATACCCTACCACTTCCTCAACTTCTTCAACCTCTTCGCATTCGCCTAAAACGAGGTCCTCTTCCATAGTTAAAGAATCTTTCCTTTATGAATCCTTTTATTTCTTACTTCAAAGTCTTGACCATCAATGTCAACTATTGCGAATCCATGATTCCATTTGTTTATGGGCAGGTATGCAGGGTGCAACTCAGATAAGCAACCGACTGACCAGGTGGTAGTTAGTTCTCCATTCATGTTGCTTTCAGAGTGTTCACTGCTGCAATGATTGTGTCCTTGCATAGCACTTACCTTACCCTTCAAAAACAATCCCCTTGCAATGTTTACTGGAGAGAATACCGAACCTCCGAACTCATGACCATGTATTATATTTAGATCACCTGCTTTCATTATTCTTTTATCCTTGATTATCTCAATCCCTTCTGCCCTTGACTTTATAATGTTTTCAAGTTCAAACTCATCTACCCCTACAATCTCATGTGCTTTCATCCATAAAAAATGGAAGTACCTTTCTTCATGGTTGCCAATCTTAAAATATATCTTGGCATTAAATGTCTTTTTTACTACATCCATAAAATCCTTGAACGTGTTAAGTTCGTGTGCAAATGACCTCGCCTTTGGGTCTTTGGAAAACCTGCTCAATCCAAAGAAATCCAACGTATCTCCATTCAAAAGTATAGCATCGGGTTTCTCGTTTTTAGCATAATCAAATGCACAGGTAATTGCATCAATAGAATGATATGGTATGTGAATGTCGGAAAGAACCAACAAACGCTTTGCATTTAGTTCGTAAGGTTGGTAAATTGCCTCATCCGATGCAGGGAGATTGTAAGGGTTTCTTGGTCTATCGGGAATAACTTTTCTAACCTTTACCCGATTAAGTGCCTTGCCTTCAATGCCTCGCAACACTAATCTTGCTCCTTCAACATCCCGAAATAGTAAAGGATTCTCTTTGTAGACAATCCTTGCAAGTTTCAAGGTGGGCATTTCCCACCCGTACTTTTCTCGGTACTCGGTACAAAATTTTGATTTGTTCATTTGAAATATAGATTAGATTCTGCTTCCCTTCTACGAGTAAGACCTGCAAGAACCTTGCCACCTGCCTTGTTCCACTTTAAGAACTCTGCCCTAATGCTTTGGTCATTATGATTGGCATTAACCTTTTTAAGAAGTGTTGACTTCTGAAGGTTTGCTATGCCACAATTATATGAGAAAGAAACTAAACTTCCGAATTGGTTATCAGTTACGTTTGACGTTACTAATTTTGCCACCTTTGCAGCAAACTCATTCGCAATCAATTCAAACATATCCTCTGCTTTTTCTTGAGTTATTGCGTGACCTGGCAAGACTGGTTTACCATCTTCATAAAAGGTATTGCCGAATCCGATTGTCCACCGCAACGCTGAACACCGATATGCCTTTAATTTGCACCCTTCAAATGATTTTATCAAGTCAGATGATTCCTTGTTTAGTTTCATAGTTTAGATTTAACGTAAAAGTATGCACCAATCAAACCAATCAATAAGAATATCCATAACTGCCTTCTTTTTGCCTTGCCTTTCCATTCTATCACCTCGCCACTTAAACGTGCTGAATCGGTCTGTAATAACCTCACACGAGCATTGTCTACTATGTAGGACTTCAAGGTATCGTGAATCGTTACAGACTTAACAATATCCCTTGTTTTCCAATTCGTGATGTAAACAAATTCGTTTACTTTTTGAGTATCAACTT